CGCACACTGTAATTGTGTCGTTGGATGAAATTAAGTTGTTGGTCAACGTAAATGATACTACTGCACCGCCAGCCAAAGCCGCGTTGTTCATTGTAATGCGGCCAGCAGACTTATTTAAAGTCACGCCAGTAGCTTTATCAGTTGCTTGAGTAACGGTACCTTGAGCTGCTGCGCTGTAGCCAAGTTCTTGACTAGCATAACAAGTTGTAAATTCAGGGTCGCTATACGCAACACCTACTGCTTGAGTATTAGGCATAATATTTTCCTTTTAAAAAATCCCCCTTAAACAGGGGGATGTATTACATTAAGCAATGCGATATAAAGACCAAGTACCATCGCCAGTTTTTACTGCACGGTAAGATTGTGCAGTACCCGCTGTAGTAACAGTCATTAAACCTTGTGAGCCAGTTGAGCCAATACTCCAGCCAGTGTTAGTTGTAATTGTAATTACACCGCCACCAGAACCGTTAGTATTAACTACAGTAAAGTCAAAAGAGCTATTAACTTTAGCACTAGGAACCGCTGCATCTAAATCGGTAGCTAAAGGTAAAGTGTAAGCTGCTGCTGTTGTTGTTGGTGTACCCAAAAGAATACCGTTCAGAATTTGAGCAGTTGTTAGTGTTGCAGTAACAGTTGCTGTAGCTGGGGTAGCTTGAGTATTAATTTGCACTTCATTTAAGTTACCGTCACCAATTTGATAACCACCTGCGCCGTTTGGTAGAGCCATGATAATTTCCTTTTCAAAAATAAATTAGTAAAACCCGCCGAAGCGGGCGTTAACTAGACTAGCCCCAGATACGAGCAGCCATTTGTGGACGAACAGTGCTAAAGCCATATAGAACGTCAATACGGCAAGGTAATCTGTCGTTGTTGATGTCATATTGACGAACAACACGTAGAGAAATACCGTTGTGTACTTGACGTGAAGCCATATCTACACCTTGTGGTAATAACAAGTCAGCTGTCGCAAAAGTGATAGCATCTTTGTGATAAACCAAGTTTTGAGCGTATTGTGTAGAAGCTGCACCGAGGAATGTAACTGCTGCACCATCTTGTGGGAACGCATTAATAGTTGCTAAAGCATTATTAGGCGTGTACATAGCTGGTGAAACTTTAATACTAGTCCAAGCACCGCCAGCAGCAGTATTAGCTTCAGTTACTGTGAATTGTTGTAATGAACCTGTTGATTCACGTGTTTGTGGGTTAACAGCAAATACGTTAGCAACGGTAAATACATCACCTACAGTTACTGTAGCTGATCCTGTACCACCGTCAATACTAATAGTAGATTGGCCTTCTGTAGAGATAGTGCCATTTACTAAGATAGTATCACTAGTAGAACGAGTACCAGTTGTGTGTTGTTTAATAGATTGTGACATATTAACTTCATCAAAACCTAATACGCCAGTACCCATTAAACCGTTTTTAAACTGTTTAGAGATAGTGTCGGTTGGATTGAAAAGACCTTTCATGCCTTCTACCAAACCAGCGTTAGCAGCTGGGTTAACAGTAGCATATCTTGGAGCCATTACAGCAGCGCCTTCATTTAGTTTTTGTTGTGCTTGTAGTAAAACTAATGAAGTTGAAGGTGTAGTTCCAGGAGTACCTACTGAGTTATAGATTGCTTTGTATGCGTTAGCAACGTCAGCATCAACGCTAGAAGCTAATTGTGAGATACGTGGTTTTAGTACACGTTCTGCAAAATCATCTAATTGCATTGTTAATTCAGCTGAAGTGAAGTTAACACCAATATGTTTTTGTGATGCAACAGACAATGTTGTAAATTGTTCGTTGTCATCTTGTACTTGTAATGCAGCACCGTCAGTTACTAATGCGCGATCTGGTAAACGGATACGCAATGTAGAACCGATTTTAGCGCCTTCTACGGCAAAAGAATCATCGTACTGACGATTCACGTTACGTGTGATCACAAGGTTATTTTCTAAAATTTCTAGAGCTTTACGTGTGATCATATCAATGGTTAAAATTGAGTTTGACATGATTTTTCCTTAAAAATTAGCGGTTTCTTTTTGCTTCCCACGCTTTTGCTTGTCTAGCTCTATCTGCAGCAATCCATTCTGACGTAGACATTGTTTTTGTCGATCTAGGATCGGTTGTGTCATACGCTGGTGAATTGCTACCTTTAGCCGTGACAGGCGAAATAGGTGCAGGAGCGCTCGTTGTTTTTTTAGTCATTGGTTCTGAAGCTATTTTTGCTTCAAGTCGACCAATTTCTTTTGCTTGTAAGATAGGCGATAATTTGGATATACGTTCAGCTTCTTTTGGATTGACACCTAAGTAATATGCTACATCAGGGCCAATGTCGGAAGCTTGAATAGATTCAGCCATCACGGTAGTAATAGGAAGTTTAGGGTTATATGCGACTTGTTCAAAGTCATCATACTTAGCACGGGCTTCTTCTTCTTTATCTTGATAGGCTTCTAAAAGTTCGTACTGTTCCTTTTGATGCTCACGTTGCTCAATCAATTGTTCAGCTTTTGTAGTCGCTAAAGCTTCTGCATAGGCTTCAATAGAATCATATTGATCAGGCAATGGCGTTTCTTTAGGCGTTTCAGGTTTAATAGCCTGAATAGCACGTTCTCTTTCCCATTTACGCTGTTCTCTTGCAAGTCTTTTACCAATGGCAGCATCTAATTCTTCTTGTGTAAATACTTTAGATTCTGTTTTGGGTTCTTCCGACACTTCTACTGCTACTGCATCAGGTTCGGAAGCTGTCGTAACTTCCTGCTCTGGCGCGGGTACTTCCGCTAATATTTCTTGATTTTCTTCCATGTCTTTGTTTCCTTAGAAACCCTGGTGATTGCGCCAGTACAATTTAAAATTTAAAACTATAATTAATCTTGTTTAAGTTATTACTATACTACAAAAATACATTGCTTTCAGTTTTTTTTAGGCTGTAGTGGAGTTAGTAATTAAACCAAAAGCTGCTAACGAAGTTAACAAACTAGCTAAAGCTGCATTACCGCCTCTAGATCCAGTTATGACTGGTTTTGTAGTTGGAGTTTGTGTATCGTAAAAACCTAAAACAGCCTCTCCAAGCCCTAGTTGCGATCCAGAAACAATATTATTGCTGGCTCGTATGTTTGTAAATTGTTGATAATTCATACCCATACCGCCAAGAAAACTATTTCCGGTAACGATAACGTTGCTAGTATTAGCGCCGTTAGAAAAAACACCATACGAAGTTGGGAAAGTAAACCCTCCCATATCCATAATATTATTTGATATAATACAAGGTGATGCCGCGACAATACCATTATCTTGAAACGTGTTTTGAGAAGCAGATGAAGCATATTTAATAACATTTCCTAAAATAACGGCGTTGCAGGTAGTAAACATACTGATTTGATTTCTGTTTTCTATGGCAGGGATAGTAACGTCAATAGTATTACCTTCAATAGTAAGGTAATTATTTACACCGCCGTTTGCTAACACTGCCCCGCGGCGTAAATTCTTAAAACTATTATTGGATATGATGTTTTGCGAAATACCACTTGCAAAAATCCAAACTCCTATATTTGCATTTTGAATTTCATTTTCAGATATAAGTGTTGCGCCATACCCGATATTACCAGCGTTAAAAATGCCATAACCACGTGTAGCGTCTGGAGCCGTAGACCACCAAATTTTATTTTGAGAACAAGTTATTCCGCCTTGCCCCGCTAATTCAACAGCTGAAATAATGCCTGAAGTGTTATACCAATCTGTAATAACATTTCCTGTAACTATTGCACCTTTTGAAACTGCTGAAATAGCAAAATAGTCGCAAGCTACACTTAACGATCCGTTAAATATGTTATTTGAAATAACAGTGTTAAAAATACCGTATATAGGTGAACTTCCATTAGTACCTGAAAAATCCTCAATCCCCATGTATAGCGAATATGAAACACAAGATACTGTGTTTTCTGATACGATATTTCCAACACTTGCAAATGGCCCGTTTCCTGTGCCACCCAACGGATACTTAGTGTCTATAAGAGTATTTTCTAATACTTTGTTATAGTTTCCTGAAAAACCGTCTGCAACGTAATTTATTCCGTTAACGCATTGGTATATAT